AATCGTATCCCCTCATCATTTTATTTTGCCCAGATATTTACTTCTATTTTAAGCAATTTTCTTAAGATTAGCAACAAGGAAATGCATATTTTTAGGCACTGGCCATAAAATGTACTAATTCTTATTTGGAGTATCATATGCAAAAATATTTTTCCAGAAAAATTACACGAAAATTCTTTTATTCCTTTGCATTTTTTCTGATAACAAGTTTTCTGACGGGGACTATTCTTTTTCCTGTGAAAATAGTTTCTTTGGCTTCTTCTGGTAATTCTATGGAAAACTCTTTAAATCCACTTTCTGACAATTCAGGAATCAACGAGCTTTCTAATCGTTTAAAAAATATTACTACTTCTAATAATATTTCTGTTCAAGCTGCCACTGATAGTACTTCTAATGTTTCTTACCAGACTAACTCTGAAAGTTCCAGTGCATCTTCTGCAAACACTGGATTTCAATCCGCTGCACCTAATGCCATTTTAATGGAAGCCACTACTGGTACAATTCTTTATGAAAAAGATGCAGACAAAGAAAAACCTCCTGCAAGCGTCACAAAAGTTATGACTCTCTTACTTATCTTTGAAGCTCTTTCAAAAAAGCAGATTACCTTAAATGATACGGTTACCGTCAGCGAACACGCTGCATCTATTGCTCACTTATGATGGAACTTATGGTGGAACTTATTTACTCTTAATAAGCTTGCCTTTTTTCAGCAAATTAAGTAACTTTGTATTCTGTGATGCACTACCTTTGTAATTTTTGATACCATTTAAGTTCGCAATCTTTTTTCTATTGTTCTTCGAAGAATTAATGCTCAAGGATTTCAGAGCATCAACAAGCGATTTCGACTTGCCTTTATATTTCGGATAATATACAATCTTTTTCTTGACAGGTTTCTTATTTTCTTCAACTTTTTTTGCAACTGGCTCTTTGTAGAGTACGTTCAAATCAAAATTGCCAGAATTGCCGCTTGAGATTATTTTAGGAAATCTCCCTTTCGAAGTATACTGCCATGCGATATTAGCCGCTGCTGGCTTTTTCTCCTCGTCTGGATTTGTTGCAATCTGCATACGTTTATCTCCCTGATAATAGCGAGCAATCCACCAATTATTACACTTTACGAGTTTTCTATCAATATGTTCCTCATAATAGCTTTTTCCCGTATAAACGCCAAACACGTACCCTCTTGATTCGACAACTTCCTGTGCAGCGTTAATGATTTCGGCGATTTTCGCCTTGCTCAAGGCTGCCTGTACCTTATCCTCGATATCAAACCACACGCCATACTCAAAGTGTGTTTTATCAATTTTATCAAGAATATCACAGACAAGCTCCATGTCACTTTTAGCCTTTGTCGCTGTAGTTGCGTAAGAGTAATTATATACTCCCCAGTCGATTTCATTTTCGTTGCAGGCTGTGTAATTCTCATTAAACTTTTTGTCTCTGTTCAGGTCTTTTCTGATAATTTTCAGGATAGCTCCCTCGCATCCGTATCCTTTTGCCTTTTTCCAATCCACAGCCCCGTTGTAGGATGATACGTCAACCAATTTTCTCATGTCTTATTCCTCCTCTTCATCTTTAATACTTAATCCTAAAACTTTTCTAATCTGGTTTGGCAGTAAGTCTGGATTGATCTTTCCAATGTTTTCAATAATACTGCCTAATTCCATCAAAATTATGTACACGCATACTCCTGCTGCAATTGGGACCCGGAAGCCGAGGTCTACGAATTTTTGAGCATAATCAATAAGATATGCTAAAGCAACAAGCATGATTGAGCCGAATTTGTGATACAGCCCCTTTCTCATTATTGATGATTTCCAAATATGATTAGCAACAGCGGCAATATTTCCGCTGATCGAATCAAACACAATAAATAAACAAGTTAATAAAGGTAACATAATAGCATCCATCTCCATTCCTCCTACTTTACAATTACTATTCCTCTGTACTTTTCATTTGTACATTTCTTCTTATTTTCTTTTTCGGCTGTTGTTACATTCTTCCTTCCATCAGAAAACCGCCACACCCTACCTGTCTTGTTGTCCCGCAATAAAACAACCGTATGAATCGGGTTGCCCTCTTCAAACAAAATCATATGTCCTTTTTTTAGATGTGCTTCGATTCTGTCATTGCTCATGCTTTTATGATAGACTGCTGGCTTTCCTGAGCAAATCATATTGATTCCCCTCACAATTTCCGTCAAAGGATACTTTGCACCACATTTCAGTTTTCTTCGAGCGTACCGCAATGTCTGCTGCATATTTTTCTTAACGCCCTTATAGCGTAAAGCCATATAAAAAGCGACAAGGCTACAACCATGTCGCTTGATAAAATCCGTTTTAAAATTATGCTGTGAAGGGACCGGGATAATCCGGCCGTTGTCTAAGATAACCCTCCACGGAAATCGCTTTTTTGTTTTTTTATCCTTATTTGCTACTATTTTCATTCAGATCACCTTTACAGATTGCTACTTTACTCCACCGGCCGTGGTATTTTCCGAACACCGGGCGAATACGGATGTAATAATTCTGATGAATATGTGCGCACGGTTCGTCATTTAAACTGCACGTGTATTCCCTCGTTGCACTACCCCAGTTTGGACCACCTTTCTGATTATGCACATCTTTTTTAAATTTTTTATCCGGTGAAATCTGGTGCTCGTACCCTGTCGTATTTTCCAAATGCGTCCATTTATACATAAATTTTCGTTCATTTTTTCCAATTGTGTTGTAGCTGATAGAAATTTTTATCGGCTTATGTGTCACAGCCCGTACAAAATTTTTATAGTTTTCTGTACGATTGTAATTCACCGTTCTAGCAGACGTATAAACCGGAAATAACAGACAGCACATCATCATTACACATAAAATCATTCTCTTTTTCATAACTCTTCTCCTTTATTTTTCTGAATTATCAGTTACCAGTTCCTCAAAACCACTGTCAATCAGAATTTCTTTCACTTTTTCTTTTAACAGTCTCGGTACGTCCTTATACTCTTTTTTTCCTAGCATAATCTGCTGTGCCCATAACATTGCCATCATTTCTTTACCTCTACTTTCTTTAATATAAAAATATGTTAATAGTTTTAACATTACTGATAAACCATCTCACTCATTTCGAGTAGGCATTCCCTCAGCATGTTGTTTTCTTCTTTTACCTCTGCGATCATTTCCAGTGCTGTTTTCTCTCTTTCCGGTTCGTAATCTAAATATTTCGCCGAATCAGCAGCAACCATCTCCTGCGTAATCACAGATGAATCAATATTAAATTCGTTCATGTCATAGCGAAACTGAACAAATTCATTTTCCTCGCATTTCTGCGTGACTTCTTCAACGGAATTTAAATCATAGATAAATACATCCGCCGTGCCATCTGGAAGCGAAAAATAATCATAGCTTTTTGTCAAACGGCTGGTAAAATAGCCTTTGATTCGCATCTAATCACCTCTTTTGCTCTGTTTAATGTTCTTTTTATGTTATATTTCCTCGAAATCATCACTGAATCAGAATTTTTAACCATGCCGTTACGGGAGATTATCTTATTTGCTACATTTCTGCACATTGTTCTCGCTTTATTTTTATATCTCACAAGCAATCTCCTAATTCTTTTCCAGTTCCTTTTTCTGATTGTTGTATGTGTTCTCGTGATTTTATAGCCCATCATGTCGATTGTTTCCGAACCTCTATGATAATTATTCTCGCTCTTAAATCGTAGCCCTAATTTTCTTTTCAGAAAATCATGTAGCATTTTGCGTGCCTTCTTTAGATTTTTAAGATTTGGTGAAAACAAAATAATATCATCCATATAGAAAAGCTTCTTTGAGATCATATTAATTCGCTTCCCTCTTCGGAGTGTGTAACAATGATTATCAATGTAGTGCCAGGCGTATGACAGATAGTAATTTGCTAAATACTGACAGAGATACGAGCCGATACACAGCCCTTCTTCGTATGTATCTAAGAGGCGATAGATAACTTTCAAAATTGCTTCATTCTTAATATCCCTTGCAAGCAATTTCTTTAACCTGTCACGCGGGATGCTCGGATAATAATGATAGATATCCTCTTTGCAGTAATACTTTGTTGCTGACTCTTCCTTTCTTATCCATCGCTCTATTGCTTTCTTGCCGAAGATTTGACCTCTTCCTTTCATGCTTGCGCATTGATACGGTCCGATTTTTGCATTTAACATCGGTTTAATCGCATTAATCACGATGTAATCATAAACCTGTTGTTTAATGCTTGCGATGCCGATTCTTCTCTCTTTCCCACTCGCTTTATCAGTTCGATTCTGATAATGAATTTTTCTAAGAGGTATACAATTATTATTGATCTCCTCTAATAAGTCCTTAGAGATTACAGGAAAGAGGGTCTTTTTAACATTCTTTCTCGCTTTAGTATCGCTATATACATAGTGACGGATTGATTTTGCCGCATCGTGTAGGCTTTTATCCGTCATTTTATGACGAATAGCATATCCCGCAAGGAAATAAGCTACATCCTTACGCCTCCATCTTCTTTTTAAACAATCACTTAAACATTTTCTTATGTATTCTTCCGTGAATACAAAATTTTTGCAAAACCGTTTCATTTACATCCTTTCGTTGTATAGCATAGACTTTCATTTCTATTACTAGCCTACCGGTTTCATATACAATTTTTAGACTACAACTTTAGTTGAGCCTAAGGAGCTTTCGCTGTCCTGCCAAGGTACGAAATACGTGTCAAAAGTTATTTTAGATGTATAATTTTTTCGAATTGCGACCGCCGATATTCCACCTGCAGTTCCCAAGCCTGTTGTTCAGATTCAGGTAGAACAGCCCGCAGGTATCCCTGTTCCCGAGACTGCCAAACGACTGGAGCGGTGCTGACACGCAAACCCTAGTTAATGATGGGAGGAATCCCCTCTTCCTTGCGGAATTCACCCCTCTTGTAAAACCGCGTTGACAGAAAGGCGACCGCCGATAAGCCACCCGCAGTACCCAAGCCAGCTGACCAGATGCAGGCAGAACAGCCCGCAGGTAACCCAGCCCCCGAGACCGCCAAACGACCGGAGCTCCCTTGTTTCTCCAACACCACCACTTAGATATATCGCGTCGCCGCACCCTTTTGAGCTACCGCTACCACTTTCTCCACAGCTTGCTGCACATAGATATCCATTCTTAAAATTTAAATGTGTAATATAGTTCCATGCGTTTTTACTTGTTATGCTAATCTCCGATAACTTAATATAGCCTGCTTGATTCTGTTTAGGAGTCGTTACCGCCTTTGTTGCATCTGCTAATCCATAAATCTCGCATGTGTTATCGCCAGTAATGATGCTAAATCCGGACATAATCTCATAGATACCCAGCTGCATCTCGATGCCCTGAAAAACAATAGGATATCGTCTGTTTGTGAGGCCTGCGACCGTAGGACAAGGGCTTCCTGTTCGTCCTTTCACATCCTTATTAAATCCGGTTCTCCAGTGCATCGAGGACATGATACATCTTAATTGTGTATCTCCAGATTCCTGATGCACCGTTGAGAATGCATCACAATCAAGATAAACCGCCTTGTTGTTATCATCTAATGTCTCAATTTTTAAAACCTTAACATCAAATGCAATCTCATGAATTCGCTTATCATATCTATCGTTAGAACGGCTTGAACCGCTCATATATTCGTGCCCGACAGATACATAGCTTCCGATTTCAATGCTGGAGGCCTGCGAATTTGTAACAGGAAAATAAGTATGTAACTCATCGCTTTCAATCGAGGCAACAAACTGAAAACTATTACCAGTGCATCCCGTCATTGTTTTATCACTGCTGATATCTCCGAACATCAATAGCCATGTGGTCTGGATATATCCATTATCTAAAAATGTAGCTAGCGAATAGTACTTTCCGCGCTTCTTCATACACGCAATGCTATCATTCATTGAAATAGCTTCTGTTGTAGAATCACTCGTTCGGAATGCACAGCGTTTATTCGGCTGAGAATGTAATAAACCATCATCACCTGTAACAAGCGGATATTTCGCGATCAGGAAGAAAGGATTCTTTGTCCCGTCTAAGTTGTATGCTAATTTGTTTAATTCGTATCCCTCACGAGGGGTAAAGCACCGGGAATATCTCATGTATCCATTGCCGAGATTAGACCATTTCTCGTAGAAAGCAAGTCCGCACACAAATACGTCTGCGCTGCCTGTCTCTGAGAAATTATCATCCCCCTTTACTGCTGTGATTTTTTTGATTCCGTTATCATCCACAATAGCATTTACATCGATCGTCTTAAACCATGGAAGTTCCTCGTAGTCATTTTGACGATGTTCTGCGGCTGTGGAAGGTAACGCAATTAATCCGGCGTTATCATCCGATTTAATCCCTGCACTGCCCTGTGTTGTCTCCCAGAGCGGGATATCGATTGAATACACTTTATCCGTATAAGCAAGCAAATTAAATATTGTATTGATTCGGTTAATGTCGCTTAAGAACGGTTCCGCTACTTCCTGAATTGCTTTTTTCTGTTTATTACCCTCATCAGTAACTGCTTTTACTTTTGTATCCCCTGCGGTATTGACTGCGTTTTTCTGGCTTGTGCCGGCCGTGTTAATCTCGTCTGTTTTTTCTGTCGCAAGCTCTTTAATGTTTTTTACGGCAGTGTCTTTTTCTGTTTGTAAATCATTCAATGCTTGAGAACTTTTTGTGTCAAATTCGGTGTTTATTTGTGTCATGCTCGTGACTTTCTCTTCTCCGGCGGTTGTTACAGATTTTAACTGCTTTACTCCTTCCGACGTTACCGCCTGCGTTGCTTCGGATTTAGCTGTAGAAATATCAGAAATCGCCTGCGTTGCTGCGGTTCTTACACTTTCTGATGCTTTTTCCGCTGCATCTTTTGCCGAGGAGGCATTATTAGCAAAAGAGGATGCCGAATTTGCCGCGGAGGTTGCAGCGCTTGCGGCTGATGCAGCTTCTTCTGCAGAACCCTTTGCCGCTTGAGCAGAATTTTGTGCACTAGATGCTGCAGATGCGGCACCACTAGCACTTGACTGTGCGATTGTTGCGGCCGACTTGGCATCCCTAGAACTACTCTCGCCCTGATTTTTTACTACATTTACCGCAGATGTTCTTGCTTCTGAAATCGCCTCTTCCGCCTCAGAGGTTTTCTCCGTGACGTGCATATCAAACCCCTGCACCTGTGCCGTTGCGTTCTGCTCAGCCTCTTGTGCGGCTGTCCTGGATGCCTCTGCGGACTGTGCGTAGCCTGCGGCGGAATCACAGCTTGCAGTAGCCTGCTCAGCCGCTTCCTGCGCGTCTAGCCTCATCTGTTGCACGTCTGCCTGTGCGTCTTCAATTTCCTGCCGAGACAGTTCTACTGCTGCTCGGCTGCTTTCTACCTGCTCTGCTTTCTCAACAACCTCGTCTCGAATCGCGATGTACTCCGGCGTCATGTCACCCGGCAAAGTTAACAACTGCCACATTTCTGTGTTTTTGCCCGGTTCTGGCGCAATTCCGGATATTTTCTGCGGAAAATCTACCTTACAGAAATACGAACCTCCCTGGTAGCTCACCATGTCGAGATACTCATATAAGGTTGATTTACTATATTCCCCACAAGGGTTTAGCGCGATATTGCCCAAATCCGTTGCGACGTAGTTATTTTCTGTACTTGGCATCTTATCTCTCCCTTCTAAATTACAATGCTAATTTATATTTCAATCGGCTGCGCTCGCGATCAAAACGAATCTTATCTACACTCGGGTCAGAATACATTATCAGTCGGCCTTTTTTAGTAACATTAAACGCTGCAAAATAAACATTGCCTGTCTCGCCTTTTAAGGAAGCTTCTTTCTCCTTAACATATTTATCAATGTCCCTCTTTCCTTCCTCGACTCGTCCATCTATGCCTTCCGCTGCATTTTTTGCCTCGGTCGCATAATATGCAGCATTATCTTTCTTCCGTTCCGGATAATCTGTATGGCCATGTGCCCAGGACTCTGACTCTTTCGCGCTATCAATTACCGTCTGTTTCGCCTCGCCAAACGCTGTCATTAACTGTTCGTATAAGGTTTGTGAAGGTTCTGGAATATCTCCTGTACGGTATCCTGACTCGTATAATTTAATTGTTACTGCATTTGCAGTTATCATGTCTCCTGCTACAAGCGACACGGTAAATGATGTACTCATAAGTACTTCGGCAGGGATTAAACATGTATCCGTATCTCCGAGCAAAATCGGAACTGGCTCACCATCCCCGCTGTGAAACAAAGCTGTTTTGCTTTTTCCTGCCCAATCATCTGTTTTAAACTCAAATTCTGCATACAAATAATTTCTACTGTTACGAACCGGCACGAAAGTATCTGTCCTGGCAATAATCTGATTATTTACAACAAAGTGTAATACCGGCTGCATTTTCATCCCCCCTTCTATAAAATTCTTGGGATTAACATTAGTTCTAAATATGTTTTGCTAGTGATAACTTTAGAGTCTCCCTTTATTTCAAAATGTTGTTGTTCACCCACATTAAGATTAAACCGTTGTATTTTTCCTTCTGAATATTTATATGCTACTGCGGTTCCGGGTCTATAATAATAATAGACTATCATCCCTTCCGGAATAATAATTGCTAACTTTCTTGAGGTCTTCACGCTAAAAGTAGTGCTCTTTAAAACTGAAGAGCTTAATGTAAAAGTCAAATCTATTATGTCAGTCAATTTTTTTATCTGTCCCCTTACTGCTGCTCCAGCACTGTCGTATGTTGTATCATCTGCAGCAATCCTTATATCTTGCAATTCTTTTGAACAGTCAGAGATCTGTGCCTTTCCTATCCAGTCAAGAACGTAGCAATTAACATCTGATACCGGGGCCCTGACGCTAGCTTGTAAACCGGGGGTTCCGTAAAAACTTACAACATCATCTCCTTTTAAATACAAAATATATGCTATAATTTTAGTTTCCTCTGTGCTTTGCGCAACTATTTGCCAGGCGTTATACCTTTGCGAAACATCATTTATGCGAGCTTCTATATCTAGTTTCCCGGAACCACTTATAAATATTCTCAATTCAAATATATATAAACCTTCTTTTAAAATTTTTACTTTTTCATTTGATTGTTTTTCTGCAAAATCCAGTGTCCCCTCTTGAAAAATTTTACATATAGGCATTTCGTGTTTTCCACTTGTTCCTTCGTAATTATAAGAATCATCTGGGTCCGGGTCACCTGTAGTTGCATTTCTATACGCATGAAAAACCAAATTTGATTGTGTGTAATTTCCCTCAAATGTTTGTGCTGAAGTAAGATTATCAATTCTCTTACGTTCTATGTCTACATCTTTGATTGCCTCTCTGTTTTGTGCCCGTGCAACTTCGTCTTTAAAATAATACTTATTACCATCTGGGTCCGTCCACTTGTTAATCGTTGTTTCCATCCTCATCTACCTTTCTTACTCACAATAAGATTTTCGTTTTCCACAGTAAAAGTCAGACCTTCTATGTCCAATTTTAAATTCTCACTGTCATTAATATATCGTATTGGAGATAATTGTTTCTTTAAGACAGGTAACGCTACCCATCTCGTATTAAACTCTTTCGTTCTTCCATCCGATAGGCATATCGAAAATTCCGTTATCCCCTGATATTTGCAAACATTTTCCCCAATGATCCATGAGAAATTAATTAAATTCGTGGTAACTATCTTATCTATCGGAGTATACTCTCCTTCTATATATCGAAGTTTGCCACGTTCTATATTTCTGTATTTAATTTTTACATTATAAGAAGATAAGTCGATTTCTTTGTATCGAACTGGCATTTCAAATTCAATTTGATTAACATCTTTATCCCCAGCTACGCCAAGGAATTGGAGGTCTGATGGGATATTGATTGTTCTTAAGTCATTATCTATCGTAACCATTTCGCTCTCCTACACTTTATATTTTTCATCCGGGAGAAAATTTGAAGTAAAATATGTTAATGAATATGTCTGTTGTGCTGATAAATTTTTCACCGCAATTTTCCCAGATGTTGCTGAAATAAACTCATTATTTATGTTATCTTCTGGCCAAAATCCTTCGGGTAGTGTAATAGATCTTTCCTTAAGTTCACTGAGTGCTACTATGTGAATGATACAGATATTCATTTGCCGAAAGATTTTTAGTGAATATGCTCCATCTTCCAGATTTAATCTATACTTTTGATTTTCTTCTAAAATTTTAGCTTTCATTCTTTCCCATACTTCATTTAATCCTTCTTCACCTAACAAACTCATGTGCATATTCTCCTTACGTCTTCTGCTGTCATCTCCTGGACTCTGCTTCCTATAACCGTTGTGATAATCTGTGTTATATTCTGCCTTGTCTGCTCAGAGATGCCGCTTTGTTTTATCAGATAATCCCCTAATGTCAATGTCTTTGTTTTATCAACCTCTGAGGTCTCTATTTTTAAAACCCTTGCGGATAAAAACAGCTTACTTTTTTCGTCTACAACATTCACGGTATCTCCCAGGGCAACTTCTTTTTCTGTATTTGTGATGCTGCATTCATAATTGACTGCCATCTTACAGACTGACTTTAATTCTTTTAAGGCTCCTTCGAAAAGTGCTTTCTGACTGACAGTGTTTAAGTTGTAAAGCTTTGTGATATGCCTCTTTGTGCCGTTGACGCTACGTCCCCATTTTTCGAGGGCTTTCCGAGACTGCAAGCAATATCCTGTATCTGCTCTGCCATCCCCGTCTCGATCATCAAAGGTCTGTGCCGCTACAACAAAATCTCCATCATCATACTTATACCCATCTAAGGTGACCGATGTTCCGGAATTGTCCGAATCTCCATAGGCATAGAGAGATGTGGCAAGGTTTTCAATAGATTTTGTAACTGTGATGTTGTCTATATCTCTTCCTTTGCGAAGAAACACACCGTTGTTACTGCCACGCTTTTTATAAATGTCTATGTATTTATGATTTACTGTGTGTCCATCCTCACTGAGGGTAAAACGATAATCAAGCTCTACCTCGAATAACTCTGCGATTTCTTTTAATCGTTCAGAGCGTGTCTGTTCAGAGAACTCACATAACTTTGTTGTGTTATCTGTCACTTTATTGATGCCAATCTCATAGCCGCTGCCTATGATTGTATTATTTACTGCTTGCGTAACTGTCAAATTCTTTGCATTGTTTGTTTTTAATGCAACTTCATCTAACAAATCTAAGCCGACATCTTCACAGTAAATATGCCACGTTCCTGCATCGTCATCCTTTTCCGCTTCGATAATTTGAAATAAGATATCCTTATCTCTCTTGCATTTTCTTAAAACGTAGTTTCCCGGAGTTGTATAGTTTTCTACCTTCTGTGGACTGTCTTCGTATAGAACGTCACATTCAAGCGATACAGCCATTGTTTCGATATCTTCTACTTTGCTATCGTTTATAATTCCATAGCCTACAGGAAGGCTTGTGGACGCTTTTCCTATGACATTTAAACTCCTGTCAGTAAAATAAAGTATCACAGCCACACCTCCCGGATAATCATTTCTACATCGGGAGTTTTCGCCCAGCCCGAGGCAAGGACTCCAATCTGGTTATCCCCTGGTTTTAAATAAAAGGATTCCCATTCATTTCCGATAGCTCCTAAGATATCTTTCTGCTTATTGTTTACAAAAATAGAAGCATCTTCACATTTTGCCACTACAATGTCGCCGGCGGCAAAGATGTTACTCGTAGCCTGTGCCTCTGATGGATTGCCAATCTGTATGATTGTATCTGCACTATCTTTATAGGCAGCAACATATCCGGTATTACCTTTTATGTTCCAACGGAGTTCTGGATAGCAATCTTGCGTACCTTCGTAATATATCTTGCTAAGACCAGACAATTTATAAATTTTCTGGTCTACGGAATATTTAAATGGATCAGGACAGGTGAACTCTAGCTCTCCTGTTATACAAAGCTTTCCGGGGTCTGTCTCACCCATGCTTGTAAGGGTTCCAATGAAATATTTATCTGGTTCATCCGAAAATATCATCTTTGCAGAAGATACATTTAAAATCTGAGCCATTTTGTTGTATGCCATGCGGAAGTCAAAAGCGGTAGGGCTCATCAACTGATACCCTACCGTAATCACTCTTTCCTGGAACATTCTGCTTTTAATTTTTTTACCATGTCTTGCTCCGGACTCATAAAAATCTAACTCCGGAGCAAGGGACTCTCTGCCAGTGACGTATAGAGTTCTGTATCCCTCTACTTCATTTTCAAGAAATACTCCATTGAAGTTCATCGCCTCTGAGGGCAATGCTATCTCATCCTGATATTCTGTTGTATCTATGAATTTATATAACATATCTCCCCTCCTAGACCTTTCCGTTCTTTCTGTTATTTCTACGCTGTAAGCGATTCTGTTCTACCATTGTATCCTGCGCTGTTGCCCTGGCAAATTCTTTACCATTGATTTCAAGCGGCACATTTACGGTATACTCTGCTTTCGTGTAATACTCATAATCAGAAGATAACTCCCCGTTAAAGTTTCCTGCAAAAGTTGGGGCCATCTGTGCCGGAACATCTACGATTCCCTGCATAGCAGACTGCACGTTCTTTCTCATTGCTTCTAAACGATTTACAAAACCGATGCCGGTATAATATGCAATCTTATCCATTACTCTTGACGGTGAATGAACTTTCAGTTTTTTCTTTGCCGTCTTTGGAACTGTAGAAGCAAGCTTATTTGATGCTTTCTTCACCTTCTTTGTATTCTTCTTATTAGAGACTCCTTTTACTAAGCCTTTTGATGCCTGCGTTCCAATAGCATTCATCTTTTTCTGCAAGTCTTTGATTGCTTTTGTTACTGCATTGACATACTCTGTATCAAGCTTTGTAATGTATGGCTGATAGTAAGTATTTGCGTTTTTCTTCGCTGTTGCTATGAAGTTTGTATAATCCTTACCGTATTGTTTCAACCAGGTATCACCCTTTTTAAGAAGTTCATTTGTGTATTTAAGTCCTTGTGCGGTATCAAGTGCTTGAATGTCCTTCATCATGTTGTAAGGCAATACTTTCTTTAAATGCTCCATATTTTTCGCAAGAGCGTTGATTTGATTTGTCTGAGATTTGAAATTAACAAGAGAGATAAAGCCGTAATCATCTGACTTGAACAAATCCCCATAATCAGACATCTTTGAAAGAAAATTAGAACGGTCACTTGCTATTGCATCGTATTTTTTCTGATACTTCTTTCCTAAAGCTGTAAGAGTCTTATCTACTGCCTTGATTGCTGCATTGCCCTGTGCCTTTATCTTCTTTGTGATTTTCTCTTTCAACCCTTTGCCTGCGTTTGTATATGCCTTTTTCAGCTTCGCATTTTTCTTATACTTTTTCTGATAAGACTTTGTGACTGCATCAACTTTCTTCTTTAAACTTTTCGTTGTAGAAGAAACTTTTTTATTGATTGTTGTCTTATACTTATCTATTGCCTTACTTGCCATGTCTTCATATTGTCGATTCTGGTTAGCTTTCAATAGAGTCGTTTTGGATGAACCAAGAAGATTCTTTGTTTTTTTCTTTACGCTCTTTAAGCCTGCCTTAATTCCATAGGAAACTTTTGATTTTATAGCCTTTGCATATACATTTGTCTTTTTCTTTTGTAGAGCTGCCTTGGTAAGCTTCTCGCTTACTTTCTTTACTTTTCCAGTACTTTTTTTAATTCCTTTTGCGAAACCACTTCCCATGAATTTACCATCTTTTTCTGTCATTTTCGATGGTGAATGAATCTTAGCTTTCGCCCGGATTGCTTTGTCCGCTGCCGCTACCATTCTGGATGCCGCTGCTTCAATCTGTCCCAGACAAGAACTCATTCCTTGTGCAAAACCTTGGCTGATATAAGCACCTGCAGCATGTGCCCCAGAACGGCCAGAACGCAACTTTGCATTTACTTTTGATACGGCAGAGGATGCAACATTAGGGGCTTTATTCAACCCCGGCTGCATTCCTTGTATAAATCCCGTTCCAACTTTTTGTCCAGAACTTTTTGCCTTCCCAGAAGCGTTTGAAAAAGCACTGATCAACTTACTCATTGCCGATTTTGCCTTACTTCCAATAGCATCCAGCCCTGCGCTCGTTGTCTTAACAGAACTTTGCATACCTTTTAAAGATTTTCCTGCACTTTTTGCATTACTGGCAATTGTTTTCATACTAGAATTCACAAGCTTCAGTGTTCCCGCTAATATAACAGTCCCTCCACTTGCAACAATCATTGCTCCACCAAATATAGTAAGCCCACCTGCTCCAACTGCTGCCGCGGCGGCTATTGCTACAAGACCAGCCGAGGATGCTAATAATGCCGGAGTCAGCATTAATACCGATGCTGAAAGTGCCGTAAATCCTGCGGCTGACGCTATAGCACCAGCTCCAAGTGCCGGAAGAGTTCCTGCTAAAACAGTAACCGATGCGGCAGATATAGCAAGGCCAGCTCCTAATAGGGTGGCACCAGCTCCAAGTGCTATTACTCCTGCGGCAGCTATAACTGCTCCTGCCCCAACTACAACTAGGCCCGCTCCCAGCACTACACATCCTGCTCCTGCTACTAAAGCTCCTGCTCCAAAGGCTACCATGCTTGCACCTAAAGCCGCTATGGACACTGCGGCAGATGTACCATATTCTGATAAAGTAGGAAGGGTTGTCGAAATAACTTTAATCGCCGCTGCTGCCAAAAGTGCCCCTGCTCCCACAAGAACAACTGCTGCTCCAAAGGCTATTAATCCTACCGAACTGGCTGTAAGAGCCGGTCCAATTGCTGCCGCACCTGCTGCTAATGCCACAACCGCGACAACCATACCAACCATTACTCCTATTGCTGCTCCCCCAGAATTTGCAAGTGCTATACTGGATGCTGCCAGTATTCCAAAGCCTGCGGCAATCGTTAATACTCCAACACCAAGCATCATTGTACTTTTTGCCATTGTTAGCATCGCCTTATTGCTTACTTTTGCCGAGTTTCCTGCTGCTGTTTCTCCTGCGGCAACTCCAAACAATTTTGCAGCTAATCCTCCAATGCCTTTTCCTAATAAAGATAATATGGCCTTTGAAAAACTACTTACTCCGGGAGCAAGTGTCTTTACAATCTTAAATGCTTTATAGCCTATCAGTACTTTCGGAAGTACCGTGATTAGTTTTGCGATAGAATCTGAATTTTTTTCACAAAATCCAGCAAACTTAGAAACACCAGATGCAACTCCATCTACTACACTTTTAAAATTCGATACCGATTCAGTAGAGCCAAAAGAACCATTTAATTTTTCTAAGCTTTCTCCTATTGCGCTTACTGCTGAACCAACTGCACTTCGTGCTTCTTTTGTGTCTGAGCTTAATACTTCCCAGTACTTTCCTGCATTTTTCCCAATACTTCCAATTTTCTTTGCAACACTTTTTCCATCTATCTTATCAAGCGAGTCTGTAATTGCACTAACTGCCTTAATTCCTACAGATGAAACACTATCAAACGCTGGTTGTAACTTATTGCTGACTGTTTCTGTCAGTCCATCCATTGCCTGACCAACCGTTTTATATTCTGTTGCCATCTTCGTAAACTGCTTATTTGTTCCCGTCTTGGCTACAGCATTGAAAAAGTCTTCTGTTGCTATTTTGCCATCCTGGACATCTTTAATCATCTGCTGGGTAGATTTTCCCATTGTCTTCGCAACCGCTGATACGCCAGCAGGAGTCTGTTCAACCATGAGTTTAAAGTCTTCCCACTGCACTTTCGGCTTTGCCGCCATCTGGGTAGCCTGCTGCGAGAGTGTCTTCATCGCCTGCTGTGGGTCCTCGGCGGCAGAGGCGAGTCCTCCAAAGCCTTTTACCAGTTTTGTAGTATTCTTTGTTCCTACCGCCGCAAGCTGTGCATATGTAGAAGCCATATCGGAAGAACTGTATATAGTCTGTTCGGCAAATTTTTGTAAGTTTTTTCGTACCTTTGTGATTTGCTTTGTAGACTTTTCTGCGATTGTCATATTGCCCGTAAAGGTCTTCCAGGTTGCACTAGATTCATTCATTCCAGCAACAAGACCGGACAAATTGTTTGTAACTGCCGATACCGCTTTGCCACCTGCTGCCGCAAAAGCTCCGAATCCGATTCCTTTTTTCAGTATTGAACCGAGAGATTCTGTAGACTTCTGTGCAGCTTTCATCCCGGCAGTAAATCCTGCATCTCTTGCGCTAAGTATCGCCTCTACACTGTATGATTCTGACATTAGTCTATCCCTCCTCTCGTTTTAAAAGCTGCTTTACTCTTGCAAATCGGTCTGTTTTGTTCTCTTCTTTCATGATTTCTCTTAAGTTTGCTTCATGGTCGTAGAACTTTTTAAAAATAGTAAAAACAGGCCTTCCTGATTTCTTTCTGGCTTTTGCCTTGAAATTCAGAAACGCCTGTAAATGATTTCTATAATCTTTTTCTTCCTGTTTCAATTCTATTGCTTTTCTTAATAATTTCCATTCGGGGATTGTGAGACTATCTACTTCCTCAAAGCTCTTAAATCCTAAGTACTGAAAACATTCAAGAGCTATCTGTTTGTATATCTCCTCAAAGTCTTTTACTTCTGTTTCTTCTCCGCTTTCTTTTCCTTTGCCGCTTCCAGTTCTGCCGCTTTCTTCTGCTTCTCCATCATCTTCAGCACTTCCGCTGTGATTTTCTTCGTAGCATTCGCTGACTTTAAAAAATCAATCACCTGCTTGAACACATCGTCTATATCCGTGTTCTCATCCTCAATATAAATATCAATATCCTCTTTTTTCAATCGAGGATTCTGTCCCTTATTTGCAATAAATAAAACATCGCATAAAGTCTCGACATTTCCATCCAGTAACTCTCCAAATGCATACTGCATTCCGATGTTCATTTCCTTACCTGGAATTTTTTTTACTGGAATAGTTGTCATCTTATTTACTTCTCTTAAGAATCCCATTCCAAATTTAAACTGATATACCTGTCCATTCATTTCTAATTCAAACATTTATCTTCCTCCTTTAATGATTTAGGCACCTGTTTTTGGTGTATCTGCGAAAGCGTAGGCCTGTTCCTTCTGGCTTGTTGTAATGGTGATGTCTCCGTCTTCTCCCGTTCCATTAATACCAAACGTAAGGGATACTTCTACGAATTCATCTGCATTTGCTGTATATTCGATTTCTGTTAAAAATCCCTGGAAATACTTCCCTTTAAATTTATTGTTTCCGTCTGCTGCCGGTTCCATAAGATTTGCTTCCCAAATCTCAATAAGAGAATCTTCATCTAATGCTTTTTCAAGTTTGTCAATCAGCTTATCACCTTTTTTCAAAATGGAAGTCGCTGTAATCTCTACTTCCGCTGCTCCCGGTGTCCTGATTGAACCATCCTTTGTAGCTGTAGAGTCAGCATCCTTTGACTTGGTACGTCCGTTTTCTGTCGTAAAAGCAAGTGTTGTACCGTCTTCCTTTGCTGCTTCTGATAAGATTCTATACAGATAGACAAGTTTCTTACCCTGTACTGCCTCATTTGCGAAAAGCTGTAAATCTAACCTTTTCATCTATGTACCTCCTAATTAAACTTAAATTCGAGTTCTAATACTCCATGAATGAGGGGCTGTTTTGTTGTTGTGTCCGCTAAAATCCTCTGATCCATGTTTCGAAGATTCCAGCCGAAGTTTTTTGTTGACTGTAACTTATAACAGATATCCTTGATTCCTAACAGAATGCCCGATACTGTTCCTCGCTGTCTTGGACTATTGTGCCAGACATGGATTGTCTGAAAGACATTTCCGAATGCTACCGTTTTATTTCTATCGTCCGTCTGATGAGAATCTGCAAGGTAGATAAACGGGTACGGTGTTCCTTCTGGTGGAAGGAATGAGTCATAAATCCCGATATCTGGATACTTTTCTTTTAATGCTACAAGTAAATAGGAAAATAATTCCTGCTGTGGATCCATGCTTTTCACCTCATTTCACAAGTTTATCCATGTCTTTTTTAAAGAGTTCTTTTTGTTCTTCCCAACTAGGTTTTACGAACGGTTCCGCCTGCATGAACCGAGTCCCGTATTCTACATAAGGCGAGTAATCTGTTGTCGGTCCTACCGCTGCTGTCATCCCGTCATCCCGTATCTCTGTATTGATGCTGTTGGCCGTATCACCAGTCGTATACCCTTTCGTAAATGCTGTCGTTGTCTTCCGTTTCATTTTTCCATTCAGTTCATCTCCGTTGACCTGAACTACTCTTCTAACATCATTTAGATTGCAGTTTGCTTTCAGCTTTCTCTGGAGTTCATTCAGCCCTATCATTTTGATTCCTGACATCAAGCCACCTCCGACACAATAAACGTCTGCTTTGTCCGAAGCTTTCTTGTGTAATCAACCTTATAGATCTTTTCACCAATACGGATGTAATCAAATTTTTCTTTATAATGATTCCGAATGTGTAGCGTAAGACTTCCCTGCTTTATGCTGCCATAGACTAATTTAAGCATCTTTGTTTGTGTGTCCATGACAGAGGCGTATTTTAATGTTTCCTGAATTTTATCCTCTTCGTAATTTCCCGTATCAGAATCATATGCCCCTGGAACTCGTTTCTGAAAAAATACTTGTGTGCCGTACCTCATAAGAATTTGAATCCCCCTTTTCTTTTGTTCTTGTTTCGTTCGTCAAGATAAGCATTGATATCGTCCATATATCCAGAGAAATCATTGTCAGACCAGGAAAGGCTTTCTCCTTCAACACTGTGGGAAGAAAGCCCTTCTGAACCAAGTTTGTTATACCGAATAATTGAAACATCCAAAATAATATAATCCATCTCATCTGGTGGATCTAATCCTCCAAGAAGAAACTTTAACCGTTTTTTTGTCCCTGTAAGGATTAATGTCAATCTTCGGTCAAGACTATGTTCTTCTTCTGGGAGTCCTAATAATTCCTTTAAATCGCTTAATAAAACGATGTCTGTCACTGTACATCACCTTCCTGTACCGCTTCAATCAGTGGTTCTCCTCTTGCGTTTTCTGCTCCAAGAAGTTCTTTAATACGTTTTTCATCTACTTTTTTGCCCTGTCGAGGATACACATCCCCGACAGAATAATTATGATAGATTTCTCCTTCTTTGATTTTCTTTGAATCTGTTAAATCTGCAAATTCTCTGATTACTCTATACATTTACACCCCCGCTTTCGAAGTTACCTCTGTCTTTCCTGCACCAACTACTTTGTACTTGGCATCGCATTCAACAATTACAATCTCTTTTCCGGTTTCAGCGGTGATATCAGAAGAACCATCCCATACAGTCCATCCCTTTACGTTCTGTCCTTTTACCGGCATATCGAGATTTTCTCCGACTTTATACTTGTATGTATTACTATCGGTAGCTGTTGGTGTTACGGTAACCTTAGTGTCTCCAGCCTTTGTTCCGGCCGCACTGGTTACTTTTAATGTTTTAAGAGAACCGGATGTCAACTTAGCAAATGCCTCGTCTTTTACAATCATGAAACCAACATCCATTGTTACTCTCAAAGCCACTAATTCCTGCTCAAACAGATTGACTGGTGTTCCATCGGCATTAGTCAGTGTTGAAAGCTGTGCCGATTCATCTAACTTGTAGCTCATGCCAAATGGGATTCCGTAGTACATATAGTCAAAATCACCGGCATATAATGTTCCCTTATCAAGTGATTTAAGGTCTGCAACTGGCATTCCATCAATTGTATTATTCCCTCTATCATAAATTGATTCAATAACAACACCGTTCTCAATCTTGTGAGCATTTCTTAAAGTGCTTCTATTCCGTTTTGTAGAGATAAAGGCATTTGCATCGTAATCTTCGTCTGTCAGCAGGTCTTCCAGGGCAAGGATATTGTCATAGGTCAGCTCTCCATTGATTGTGTTTCCTGCCTTTTCTGTAGAATCGTCTACCGACTGCGGAAACGGATTTTCCACATTTAAGATTGCTGCCGCATCAAACTTCTTATAGAATGCTTCTGCAATCTTCGGTTTCATAACTTCGAAGAAATCGGACATCTTATACTGGAGATATTCTCTTGAGCATGGGATGATTACACCAAGCTTTTTGGCAACCATCTTAATATTTAACCACTGTGCTTTCGATGTCTTAATCTTTTCGCCTTCACCTACCCAGTAAGCACCTGGTCCTTTTGCAAAGTATTCAAATTTCTTTTCTTTGCCATCCATTTCTTCATACTTTGCAAGCTGCATGACCTTACTGTTTTCCATAACATCTTTTAAAATAAGCGTATTGTATTTTTCCGGGATTGTTCCATCCTTTTTCTCATACATTGTTACATTATCCGGATTAAATTCCGAAGCAAATAACTGTAAATCTAATTTTGTTTTATGCATTTTCTCTATCCTTTCTTTTATTTAATGATTCTGCTCTGTTTTGCCATTGCTGCAATACTTGCATTTCTACTTCTGCCTCCGGCATGAGTTCCCCCGCCGTCATGCGGAGGAGTCTGCCTTGCCTTAGCTTTGATCGCCTCAGAGATTTCTGCATCCCAAACCTTTTTAATATCTGTGATCGCTGTCTTAATCTTCTCTGCATCCATAATGGTTGCTAAAGATTCTGCAAATCCTAACGGGAGAGATTTCTCCTGCAGTTCTTTCTGAACTTCTACAAGAAGCTTTTCCTGCTCAAATTTCGCCTTTTCTTCTTCAAATTCTCTTCTCTCTTTATTGCGAAGATACTCTGCTTTTTCCGATTCGGTCATCTGTGCAAGCTTTTCTGCTTCTGAGAGCTTATCATCCGCCAGTGCCTTCCACTTTGCCTGTGCATTTCCTACAGCTGTATTCACTGCTTTCTGTACTCTGCGGTCAAATTCTGCACGATTTCCTTCCTGTGCTAAAAAATCATCGAAGCTGACAGTTTCTTTACTCCCTTCGCCGCCCTGGTTGTTTCCGTTTGTTCCTTCCGCTCCGGCTCCGCTGCCGTCTCCTGCGCCACCACCGTCTCCTTCTGCGAATAACTGTAAGTCTAATTTGTATTTACTCATATTGCTCCTTTCTGTACCGCTCCGTACTAAGTCCGAACCGTCACTCTGGGTAGTTTAATGTCATTTCGGACAAATAATAAGTTACACAATTTTTACATTGTTTGGAAATTCATTTGCTATACTGCAAATACCAAGAAAAAAAGAATCTATCAGAGTTTTTGTTTGCTCTGACAGACTCCCAAAATCTAAATTTATGATTACTTTTCCTGATTTTACTACGCAAGTGCTCTTATCCTGTGTCAAATTCTGAATAGAATTAACTAAGTTCTGTGTGAGAATTGAAACTGCTGCACATGTAATGTCTTCCCCTTTTTTTGCAAAGCCAGCATGTCCGCTAACTTTGACTTCATCTTTTCGAACGCTTACTTCAATCAAAAGAAACCCTCCTTCCTTTCCGGTCATTCCCCGCCGGTGGGAGATAACCTGGATCACCTCCTATTCTTCTGTGTGACATGTATTTGTTAATTTCCCATACACATCTTCGTAAAGTTCCTGTTTGTCTCCGTTATAGGTATATTCGGCATAGATGCCGTCACCCGAAATTGTTGTTGATGCAAGACACTTGTAATTTTGTAATGTCTTACAAGACCAGACAATATATACATTACTGAGGTCAATCTCTACACACGCTTTGTTTTTGCGATACCATTCAACCAATTTTCTTTTGCACACTGATTCAAAGTGTGCCATTCCTGTGATGATCATGTCTTTCTCCTTTCTTGCACCGGCACAATTAAATCATTAAGTCTACATCCTCCATTGCTGCTCTTGCTTCGAGTACCGCCATGTAATCTGCCATAGCTTTAAGCTGCATATTGTAAGTGCTGCGTGGGCAAGTAGGTTCAAAGGCAAGCGTTCCCTCATCCCATTTCTTAAGCATTTTTCTTAATCCGTCAAAGCGAATCTCTAACTGCTTATATTCTGCTTTGAAACGCTCTTTGTAGTCTTCACTTATCATACCTATCGCCGTTGCTGGAAGCTTATTCTTATCATATTCTCTGTAAGCTTCCTCAAATGCATATGCCGGAGACCAGCTTACATAATCATCGCTGTACTTCACGAGATAGCCTGCGTCCTCTGGATTTTCGTCCGCTGGAATCTGCCAGCCTCTGTAGTTATTGTAATCTCCTCTTGTCATTGGTCTTGCTTCAATTACTTTTGTTCCAACATACTTTTTCATGTTCTCTTACCTTCCTTTTCTTAAAAATAAGTATAAAAATGCCACCAATCGCAATGATTGATGGTATTATTTTTGATAATAAGTTTTGATAAAGCTGTCCGCTCTATATTTCGTTGTTATCTGTACATTATCAAAACTTACAAGTATTGATAATGGAAGTCAGATAAAATCACTCGTTTTTCCATCCTATAGGATATCCTGCATTTTCCCATTCCTCAAATGTCACTTGTTCTGGAATAAGTCCAAACATCTTCATTACTTTTAAATCACTTTCTTTTGACTTTCGAATTTCTTCTTCACTTGGTTTTTGTAGCATCCTCTCTTTTGCTTCCTGGGTCAGACTTGCTTTTTCCTTTTCCGTAGGATGTACATCATCGTATCTAGTTCGAAGTAAAAAACATTCGTGCTGAGATAATTCTCCTTTTCTTCTTTCCTGCTCATCTCGCGGCAGCCATATCCATTCTCTTGCTGTTAAGCCCATCGCTATCGCTCCTTTAAAAGTATGAAATATTTTCCGTTGTAATTCACTGTTTTTACAACACAAAATTCTTGTTTTCGTTCATAAAGCACTTCTTTTTCATCTAAGCCAATCGAACTAATATCTCTTCCTTTCTTTGAGGACTGAACATAAATTTGTATGTCTGCATCTTCATTATACCCTCTTTCTTTTGACATGCTCCAATATTGATTTATTGTGACTGTCTCATTTTCAACATACTCTTTCATAAATTTTTCAATTCTCTCATTTTTATCTGAAAAAGCCGTAAAATCAACTGTCCGTATAAGATTTCCTTCATATTGGGGCATCTTTGATAAAGCAGAATCTAACTCTTCTACAAACTTTCGTTCCTGTTCTGGAAGTTCATCTGTATCTTTATGATTTCTTAGTAGCTCATTAATTCTATAAGATGCTGAACTCTTGTATTCAAGAAGTGTTTTCTTTTCTTTCTTCGTTAACTGCATCTTATCAGATTTACCAAGTGTTTTCAAGCGTTCCCATTCTTCCGTGGTTCCACCTTTATCAAGCCAATCTAGCCATGCATGATAATCTTCCATATCATGAGCTGGACCAGTAGTACAATGACACTGAGGATGCATAGGTGGGGCATTTTCTCCCGGCATCATATCCGATACATTAAATATCTTCCCATCTAATCCTTTGCAGATCTTACATGGATGCGGTCCCGTTGCCATATACTCATACTTTTCATTGCCATTCTTCTCATAAGATTGTTTTGCAACTTCCGTTTGCGCTCTTCGAAGCTCCGTAGTCATTAATCTCTCTGCATTATACTGAGAGACTCCAAATACTTTTCTGAGTCTTCTGGCAAGTTCCCTTGAACCTTTCCCTTGTATTAGAGCTGTACGAAGATGTTTCTCTACCTCAAGTTTTAATAGTTCTTTCTGTCCCCAGATACGTTCCGAAAAGGTTGCATTGTGGAAGGATGCTCCTACGATTGCTTTCACCCTCTTTACTGTGTCTGCTTTTGTAATGGTCTTACCAAGAATACCGGCAAGCCGTTCAAATTCTTTCATGCTTTCATCAGTAATTACCTCATCGTAGTAATCCCGAAGCTTATCAAAGTCTCCTGTAAGTTCTAAAGCAATCTTTGCTTTCAGAAGTTCTAAGCGATTGACTTTCATTGTCATATTATAAAGCCGCATATCCTCATTCGCTTCTTTTGAGAAGTCTTTTGACTTTACATACTTCTTGGCTTTGCGAGCATATTCTTCAATATCAAGTTTAGAAGCTCTCTTTTTTGCCTCTCCTATAGAGATTCCTTCTTTTTTTGCATACTTTGCATAGAATGAATCTATTTCCTTTTGTACATCATCGAGCATATCTTCATATATCTCTTTGATTTCTTCCTGATATCCTTTTTCCCGTTTCGCACGTTCCTTTCTTGCCTGTTCCTCTCGTTCCTTCCAATACGAGCGACTAGGATTCTCCTTCATCCGTTCTCACCTCTTCCTCTGCACTGCTCTGTACCGGAGAAAACATTTGATTCAATACTAGATCCGTTTTGTTTTCCTCTTCCTCCTGTTTTACTTTTTCCATTTCTGTCTGTGCATCTTCGATAAAAGAGGCAAGTCCCAGTAAAGTTTCCTGGCTAAACTGTGCTCCGGCATCCGCTAAAGCTTTCAATTCTTCCAGAATAGCCTTTGGGAGATTTGGGGTAAAGACAATCTGTAATTCTCCTAAGTCTGCATTATCCGCTTCTTGTACAAAATTCTTGATATTAAGAAGCAGGCGATAGCGGCGCATCAATCCTTTTTTGAACCCTCTCTGGCTCGTTTTACATACTTGCTGGAAGCCAAAGAGTTTGTACTTCATCGCTTCTCCTGACTGTGTTCCAGCAAACGATTCATCCGTAAGGTCTGGCACGAAGGATATCTTGTGAATATCTTTCTGTAAGCGTTCCTTGTAGGCTTCCGCTCCTGTTACGTCATATTGTTTATAGATGTACTTGGCATCTGTCTGCGTTTTACTCCCGTCCGGATTGATTCCATTACTCAAAAGCAGCATATTCGCATTTTTCATATCAATCATGTCCTGAACAGTATATCTGTTCATGTCAAGATCGCCTGTGATTGCAAGTGTTGCCTCGTTAAAATCACTCATATAGTTTGCAGAATCCGATTCCGCTGCATCATATAAATCTATTAAAGAGGTGACATCCTCATAGCCGCCTTGACGATATCTATCTGGGGAATATTCTGTGATGGGGACCTCTCCCCAGTAATGTGGCTCTCTGCTTTCTTCTTCCAGATTGAGAATGTTTACAGTGGTCGGTTTATATGTAATGGTCTCTGCATCTGTATAGACCGTTATGGATACTCTTTCCTCCTGTCCGATCTTGTACTTCGGATACCTTACGGCAAACAAAGGCGTGCGTTCTACATCTAATCCATAACATACGAACGTCTCAAACACATTACTAATCACCGACCTATCCTCATCATTCTGGTTACGATACTGTAGTTCATAGGCCCTTCCATACTTGCGGAAATCTCTCCACAGCTCCGCATCCAGTGCTTCAACATCATTTACCCGGTCATATTCTTTTATCATCTCGTTAATCTTATCATCTTCGCTGACCTTCTTTATTGGAACCCCGGTGTTGTATCCTACGTCAAATACATTGATAATCTTAGCAAAATTGTGAGCCACTCTGTAATCTGCCTTTTCTTTTTCTGTCCTTCGCCGCTCCGCATTATAAATCGTTGGATTTCTGGCTTTGATATAATCATCTAATGCCGCAAGTCTTGGACACTGCACTTCATGATGATTCATTATCATTTCTCTTAATAATGCTTTATCACTCAAAATCTCTTCCGCACTATGAGCGCGATACGAGAAGTTGGCTTCCGGCTCATATCTCTGTTGTAAATTTCTTTCAGAACGATACACCGGTTTTGTATCTTTCTCAAATTCATTTACATGTAATGTTTCCTCGCTCATCGCAACATACCTCTCAATCTCTTTGCGTTCTGTATCTGTTTTTGTGGAGTTTCTATCTCTCTTACTGTCATATCGGAGTAAATGCCGTATCGGATTGCGCAAAGAACATCGTCATTCTCTTTTAATGGTTCTCCTGTGTTCTTTTTCCACACGTACTTATAAATCTCTTCCCGAAATCTTGGACACTCATCATAAATAATAAAAAACTTCTTTGTGTTCATAAGCGTTGCAACCGCTTCGATTCCTGACAGCACTCTGTTGCTTGCCAGATATGCGGATATTCCCGCTTTCTGAAAAGCTGAGATATGCTCCGTTCTGGCCGGGTCACAATAAAAAGGGATGTTACCATATCTTCTGGTAACATCCTTTGCTCTCTTTATCCATTCGCCTATATATTTATGCTGTGCTGCATATTCTTCTATGATGTAATACTCATCACCTTTTACTCCGATTACAACAATTGCTCCATAATGCTCCCAGCCCCAGTCCACACCAGCAAAATACCGGTCAAATATTATCTTGTTTGCCTGTTCTCTCGTGATTACATGGACATTTCTATCAAATTCCGGATAAACAACTCCTTCTCCCGATACCCATAATCCATTAATACCTCTATCATAAAACATCCCTTTGGGGGTTGTTTCTTTGATCTGCTGCACATATCTTTCATCCAAGAACGTATTATCATCTAATCGGAAATGAAAACTCATAATCCCAGCCGCTTCTGACTGGATGTAGTCTTTTAGTAGCCAATGTTCCGGATGGTCTGGGTTAGTATCGGCAATAATTCTTGCTCCTGGTCCGCTACATCTTGCTTTAATCTCGTCAAATACTTCCTGATTTGCAAGTGATGCCTCATTAATATAAGCTCCAAAAGCTGTCATGCCTCGGATTCGTCCCAAGCCAGATATCGAACCATGCGAAGTCTGCACAACCCTTACACCAAATAATGTGAAATTATTGTATTTATCAAACTTAAATTCAAATCCATATTTATTAGATAGCTCTATGAGGATATTCTTCTGAATATTTGAAAAAGAATATCCTGCAAGAATGTATTGTGGAGTATCTATCCCAAGTTTATTTGCTATTCCCCGAACCCTCATGAGTTCCTGCAAGAATATATCATTGTCTAGCTGTGTCTTACCGCTACGCTTCGCCCCATGATTGATCAGCATAAACCAATCTGTATTCTGGCAGGCTTTCAGTATATCTATCTGCTTCTGCGTATAAATATTATTCAGATTCAGCATCTAGCTCACCGCCTATCGCTTCGAATAGCTTAGCCACCTTATCCTCTACAGATATCTGATCATCAACTTTAGCCTTTGCTTTCAATACTCCTATTCTTGCTTTCTGTTCTTCTGTTGCAAGATCCATATGATCTGACAGCCATTGCAGGGCTTTCATCCTGTCGGCCAGTTTTATACTTGCTCCATCTTTTCCCTGCTTTATCTCGCTGATCAATCTTCCGTCTACGGAATCAGATTCTTTAAAACGAACTGTGTTTATCTCTCTTTTTAGAATTTCTTTCTTGCCAGTCTTTTCGTTTTTTACCTGTACTGGTCCAAAAGCTCCCATTACTTCTACTGTTTCTCTACCAAACGAAACATAATCTGTAATATCTGCAAAAGCAATATCCATGTACATTTGAAATATATCTTCTTCTGACAGAAATTCCCGATTAAGACGGTTTTGTTTGAGGTTGTGGATTTCTTTTTTTATTCCATCATTTCCCATCATTCTGTAAGCATTGGCCACTGCCGTTTCATAGCTACATTCGTACGCTTTTTGATATGCTTTTGTAGCATTAAAACATCTCACATAATAAATACAGAAAAGTCTTTGTTTATCGGTCAATTCGGAGTTTCCCATAATCTCTGTTATTTCATCATTTTCTTTTTGATAAGATAAAGGATTTTCCTGTTCTTTTTGTGTGCACACTTTTTTCTTTTTTGTGTGCACACCTTTTTCTTTATTTCTGGACCATCCGTATCTTGTTTTCCATGACTTCACAGTGTTTACAGTCACACCATATTTTTCTGCAATATCTTTATATTTCATCCCGCTTAAATAATCTGCAAAAGCGGAATCGGCTTTCGTTTTCTTTTCCAACCTCACCACCTCTCATTCAATTCACTACTAATATTGCATAAGAAAAACACCCTGTAAAAAAATACAGGGTGTCTCTCTGGCAGTTTTCCTCACAAAAGATAGTGAAAAAGGAAACTTCTGTTCCTGCTTCCTCTTCCATTTTAAACTTTATCACACTTCTTTGCGACATGTACGACATTTGCGACAAACTTTTAAAAATTTTTAAGAAATCTTTCAAATTCCTTCTGAACACTCTTTTCTGTAGTTCGTATATCCATTTTTTCTGCTACTTCTTTCCATGTTAATTTCTCCATGTAGCGATATCGAATAATTCTCTGAATACGTGGTGGAGCTGTATTGATAATTTCTAATGCCTGCAACTTTGTCTCCTCCGCTTTCTCCTTTCTCTCATTTAAAATTAATCGCTTTTTTCTTAAATGTTCGACTTGTCTTCTGTCAGCACCTTTAATGTTAAAGTTTTTTCCTATGTATGGATACTCTTTCATACTTCCTTTTACTTTATCCGAAGTCATCATTGACTCTTCATTTTGTAATGCTTCAATATCTTCCTCTGTTTCTCTAACAAGTTCGCAGGCATCTACATAATCATTTAAAACCTGTTTTACATTCAAGTCAAACACCTCCTGCTATCTATAAATTTTGCCTGTTTCTTCATCACGAAGCTTGATTCTACCAAATACTTTAAATCCTCCGACCCTCGCTACCGCTCTCATTGCTTCAATCGTTTTTATAAGGGAATCCGGCGGCTTGTCTGCTGCTTTGATTGCATCGTGTGCCGTTGTATCTTTGTAATGTTCGTGATTTCTTCTATCCATTTGCCCCATCTCCTTATATATGTTCATGCGGTCTAATTGGTTCCCAGTGTTTTTCAGCATCTTGTTCGATTAACCTATTGTACCGCTCCACGAACTCTTCTTCGCCTATTTCACCTTTCATGAACCTCTCTGATAAGTTCATATATGTATCCGGTTTGATTGCATCTATCCGTTCTTTAAATTCGTTCGTGTCTATCCTTCCATTGATTAGCATATCATGTAAAATCCTATAATCGTGCCTCATAATCACTCCATTAATCTCATAACTGGATCCGGCTTTTTAATATTCCAATTTTCTGGAATTCTTCCTGTTATGTGGCAAGTGCCATCTTCTCTCCCTAATGGACACTTTTGGCAACAATCGACTCCGGTTTTGCCGCTACACGTTTCTTGTATTAGTCTAAGTGCTTCATAAATTTTCTCATAATCCATCTTATGTCTCCTTTCTCCCCGGCCGTAACCGGGGAATAATAACTATTTATTCTCTAAAAATTTATTAATAAAATATTGCTGACCTTTTCCTGTTACCTTCGTAGTCTTAACTATCTTTGTCGAACCATCAGGATTAGTAATTATTGATTCTTTGATTTCTAAAATTTTAAGTTCCATACTCCGCTGCGTTGGCATATTATGCTCTGATCCACTCCGCTTAATTAAGTAACCGTTGTCTCTCATCCATTGAAACAGCCGCTTCTGACCTATCTCGATTCCATTTTGTTTTAAAATTTTCGCCAACTCTCCAATTAGAATTGATGAATAGCTAGATGTCACGGCATCTGCAAAAATCTCCTTGGGTTTCATGCGATGAATCTCTTTGTCTTTACTCTCAATTATCTTCTGCGCTGCTTTTAATCCAGCAGCCATGATTTCTTCTGGAGTCATACATTCCTGATTCATTATGTACCCACCGTTTTTACGAATAGATGGGAGAACTTCTCCCGTTACCCAGTCAATGAATCTATTTGCAGATGCCTTTCGGCTCTGAAAAATAACTTTATACAAATTAGCCTCATTCACAAAGTTTGCATTTTGCTTTCTTCCTACGTTATCGATGACCTCATTAATAATGACCCCATCTCCATTCAGTCTAGTTTTCAGCTGACTAATATTTTTAATTTCTAAAGCCTTACATATATCCAATAAACAAAACCATGGTTCATTATTGATATTCATAGTTCGTACTTTCCCAAATTCTGCATTTTCAAAAATCATTAAATCGTTCATTTTATCGCCTTTCATTCTTCTAAGTAATTTTTACCAAACATCTTTATAAACTCCTCTCTTGTATATTTCTGTTCGAAAGCTCTTTGTCCATCTTCTCTAAGTAATCTCATCATTTCAGCATTGTTATGTACCGCTTCCTTGCCACTGATATGATGTTCCAGGCAAAGATAAACTTTTAATCCTTCCGCTTCCGACTTGTTTCTGTTCGAACCGCCAAATATATGGTGTTCGTGTACTGCTCGTCTCCACTCTCGAATTGGTTTTAATTTCATGCAGAGGTAACAAGGTTCTCCCTTTTGTTGTAATATACTCGATTTATGTTTCTTTCGTTTTTTCAATCAGGATTCCTCCTCAGATCTACCATTCCTAATTGTTGTAATACTCCCTCTTTGTCTTCATCCATCCGGTGAAGCATTACTCTGAATTTACCAACATTATTTCCCCATACAACAGACCACTCGTTATAAGTAGGGGGTGCTGGAGCTGTTTCTCCTTTCTCTGTTTCGCAATAACTACTGTCTACTGCTTTTACGCATGTATCATCTACCAGTTTGGTTTCACCAGACGCATCCTGCAATACCCGCAACATTCTGCTTGCGCTTGAAACAGTTAACCAATTTGTCACTTCTGTTGGGCGCATATCCACATATTTTTTTATTTCAAGTGGCAATCCAGTCTCTAACTGATTACCTGATTCTAAGACTTGATACCGCTGTCCATCTTCTGGAAGCATTCCTGAAAGTGCTACAATATCTCCTAATGTTTCTTTTGGGATGTATTCTTTTAAAAATTCCATCTCCCAATATCCTGCTGCTATATATAAGCTTTCTGTTTTACAAGCAAGATAAAGGCTTCTATGCTTATACGCTTCTTTTAATAACTTTTTTAAAATCTTAGGGTTCAAAAACATTTCGACTCCTTTCTCCTCCGGATTTATTCCGGAGGAATAACAATGGCATATAGTTCATGGAACCGTTGATAAGTTTCGTGTAATATGTAAAACCTCTGGAGGTTGTCCAGCTATTTTTCCATTTCCTCACTCAGCCAGTTTTCTACTTCTGTGATGCTGTTAAAGGTTAGGTGGCGGCTTTTGTATCCCAAGTATAATAATTCGGACACTTCTGGGATAGACATGAATTTCATTTTTTCCCAACGGATGATTTTATTCTCTTTTAAAACCGCTTCCTCACTTGGGATTAATGCGGGTTTTGGCGATTTTTGCGCCGGCGCAATTGTTTCTTTTTCGGTGTTTTCTTCTCTCGCTGGTTTCTCTGTGTATCCCATATCTTTTTCTCTGGATTCTTCTGGGATATTGTTATCGGTTTCATGTTCCGTTTCGCTCTGTGTAGGCTCTGGTGTGTTCTCTTCCAGCTTTCTGATATCTCCTCCAGCTTCAGTATCATCTCTTCTACTTCCAGCTCTGTCTTGTTTGTCGCCTTCGCTACCTCTCTTAAATCCATCTGTGTTCTCCTCTTCTGGCTCGTACTTTTCTAGGATTTTAGCCGTTATTGCGGCAAATTCTTCCCAGGATATTTCTTTTGCTACCCCGGAGTATTTTTTGATATTTATCTTGTTCTCATGAAACAGGATAAACCAAATGCCCTTCCGGAAAGACCGGCTACCGCTTGGAGCGATTAACTCTCGTAAGGCTTTGGGGTCATCTTTTACCGTTACCGCTTTTCTTACAAGTTCTTGAGATATGTAGAAGTCTCTGATAAGCCGGTCTATGTCGTCATCCGCTCCCTGTTCCGGATCCGACTTGTTAAAACGGTTTAATTCTCTAATGTCTTCCCTGCTCGTCTGCGGGGTGATCATGTTTAAGTCGGAATCAGGCAGGGCCAGCATAGCCGCAAGCTTACTTTGGCCGTACTCTAAAAATTCCGGCCGAAGTTCTTCAGAATTTCCATCTACGGAATATTTTTTGTTTATCTGAATGAATCTTGTTGTATCTGACGGAAATAAGCCACATTCTGCCTTGGCAAATTCTGCGATACTTTTATAGCCATCTTGCCTGTATAATTCGTTATCATTTATTTTGCGCAATAGGTAACCAATACGGACAAAATCTTTCTTTAGGCCGTTCAGCTTATCCTTTGCGGATGAGATGTTCTCTTTTAATTTCTGTTTGATATCTAGCCACTCTGCGAGTGTGATTTGTTTGTATTCCATATCTGTCTCCTATACTGCCGCTGCCATAGTCGGGCGTTTTAATCTTTCTTCGACTTCCTTTGTGTATTTTTTCAATAACCCATCAATAAACTTTTTATTTGGTTTCTTGTCATAAGCTCCGTACCACTGTACAATCTCGTTCCCTCGTATCTCAATCGTTATGTAAGGTTCTTCTGGATTGTCCTTTTTACGAAGAAATAAAATATAGCTTTTTCCGTTGTTGTGTCCACTTAGATAATTGTCGCCACCAACGCAGTGATGTAGCACGCGTCCTTCCCTAACTATCTCTATTGCGCTTCTGGCCGGGCGAATGAGATACTTTTCTGTTTTGTAGGAATACCGGTAACATAGTTTACGGTAGTTTTTCGCAATGTCTGGGTATTTCAAGGTAATCTCTTTATTTCTCTTTTCAATTTTTTCTTTATTGACCTCTTCTGTCATTTCCTCGTGAGCTGTATTTAAATCACGCGGAAAAAGATAAATAGAATTGTGTAAGTCATATCCTTGTTGTACGCGCATATTGATATAGTCAAAGTATCTTCTCGTAACTGCTTCAAGGTGTAACTCGGCAGAACTGCAGATATCTGCTACCGCTTCACATCCGGCATAGCGTTCTATATTGTTGATCAGGCGGTCGAGTCCGGTATATTCTAAAAATTCTACACTCAGATGATCTGCGAGCTGACATGCCTTGATTGCATCTATCTGTCTTTTTGTAAATCTCAATCCTTTTTCCTTCTGGTTTAGATTCTTGTGAGAAGATCTGTGAGCTTTGAGGCGAGAATCTAACTCTTTCTCCTTCTGATATACTTTTAAATATTGCACGTCTCCTTTTTGTCTTATCAAGTCGCTAACTCTCTCCGGATAAATTTTGAAAAAATCTTTCAGTTTTGTTGCTAATGGATTAATATTTAAATCTTCTGACCGATTTACTAATCCTTCGACTATCCCGTAAAGACCCGCTTTTGAAAACAGCTCTATCTGGGGGAACTTAAGATACGTTTCAATGTATTTGAACAAATTGTATCTAAAATGCCTCTTTGCATACTCCTCTGCTTCTGAATACCGTAAACAAGTTTCTTTTAAATTTACATAACTTCCAGGATAGATTCTTCCCGGAGAAATTCCTATGCTGTTGTTTCCCTGTATATTGCAATCAATCCATCTATTTTTTCCGTTCCAGCTGTCGTATACATGAAAATCTTTTTGAGGCTTTTTCCCTTTTTCGAAAAACTCTCTTGAAATTTCTATAATCGTAGTTTGCTCTTTTGCCTGCACGTGTTCGTTTTCGACTAGGTCGAATTCTTTCACAGCTTCATAGTATCTTAATACCGCCCCATCTCCTTTGTATTGTTGCGCGACAAAGAAGTATCTTGTTAGTTGTTCCGGGCTTTTTATTTGTATCCATCTTCCTTTTGCCTTATATATTCCGGTTGCACCACATAACGGGCAGATGCCTGTTTGGCCCTCCTTCGGCACTGGGATAGTGGATTCGAATTGTGCCTCAAAACTTTCTCCCTGCTTTATTGCTTTCGTGCAATCTCCGCCGCAGGCTGTGCAATAAACATCTGCATATCGTCCTTTTCTTTTGTAATAAAGACGATGTTCATGGTTGAATAATCCTTCTACATAGTCTTTCAAGTCTGCAGGTTCTTCTGGTACGTTTAAAATCCGATCTTGAAGGCGTCTCTCTCTTTTCTCCATCGCCTTTATCCGGCGTTCATCTTCTATTTTGCTTGTTAGCCTTACTAATCTACTCACCCAACAAGGATATTTTTTGTCGAACGGACGTGTCTTTTCGACAGTATTCCAGATCATTTTTGTGTTTTTTTCTGATATATAAGTTTTATCCTCATAACAGTACATTTCTCTGGGTGCTGCAGCACTCCAGATTTTATTATTCGGAAAATAAAGTCCCCAGTCGTGTTCCGTGAATACCGCTCGCATGTAAGGCACTGTAAGAGAGCCCTTTTTATTTTCATACAATTCAACAAAAAGATGCGAAATCCCGCATATTTCCCGTGTGAACACCGCTACCACATGGGTATATTTTTCTGCCACTTTTTCTACTGTCTGGTAGGGGATTTTCTCGATTGCTTTCTTTTTCATCTTGCTCCGCCTCCGAGATAATAATTTCTGATGATTTCTTTTGCTCTTCCCATAGCTGGAATGCCCAGTGTCACTTTTCCAGCTGTCACTCCGGCTGCTTTTAAGATTTCTTTATCTACCGGTACTTGATTTTTAAAGGACCAGGCAAGCAATGCGGCGATGCACCCTTTTAAGCTTTTCCCTTTCTTTCGTACCTGAAGGGCTAAATTGTTGTTATCTGTAATCTGCGCGCGGATATACTCTATCCAGTCCTCCATGATGCCTTTTCCCTTAAGTTCGGCCGCTTCAATGTCGATCTTGCCGAATGCTGCTGTTTCTGCATTGCATAATTCTGCGATATCTCCAGACAGGTAAAGTTCCACGAAATCCCCTGAAATTCCATTTTCTTTCGCCATTTTCTTTAAACTCTTTATATCTCCCTCATTAAACAGATTTTCTGCAAGGGTGTTGATCTCTTTGTAACTGCTCATTTCCCCAAATTTATCAAACATCTTTCTTCATCCTTTCTATCATCCATTTTGTGTAGGTATGTTTGCCCGGTTCGGACAGGAGCAAATGATTTTGCGCAATATCGTGAAGTTCCCTCCATTGATCAGCGTTGCTCACCGGTTCCCCTTTTGATGTGAGATAGCCGTTCTCTGCCCAGTTATCCACATTGTTTTCCAGCATGGACAGGATATACACATCCTCTGTGTGGATATGTACTTCACTTGGTTTTGTCAGCCTTTTCATTGCTTCGATAAGTGCACGAAGGACTATGCTGTGATACGTTCCGGCCGCTTCTCCGAACTTTTCCTTTGTCCATGGTGTCCCTCTCAAATTACATTCCAGTACATATCCGTACTTTCTTGTACATGACTTTGGGGCTTTACTGTCCGTCCCTATGTAGATATGTACTTCCATCATTCCCTCCTTTTCAACTTTAGTAATGTGTACTCTCTGTACGGATAGTTCGTAATAGGATTGATTCCCTCATAAACAGAATCTGGATCCACATAGTACCCTTTCGGAATCCGAATCTTGTTCCACGTTTTCCACCTGATATATACTTTCCGCTCTGGCTCCGGCAATGGTAGGTTGCGTGAGGTCGAATAGCTTGTCTCTCTAAGACGCTTATCTGTCTGAGGAGTCTTTGTTATGTAAGCTGCTAAATTTCGAAATCCCCCTCTTTCATATAGCAACTGATTTATCACTTTTCCCTTACTCCATGCTTTTCTAAGAATCAAATCAGTATCTTGAATTCTGTTTATTACCAAATGTACATGCCAGGCATTTCTGGTTCCCACCTCAATATTTCGAATCCATCTTACTTGTTCCCCTCTCTTTTTGTATTCTCTGCGTATTACTTTCATTGCATCAGAAAAGTCTTTCTTGGCATCTTTCATATCTTGAGGTCTGTTCTCTTTCTGGTATGTCAAGCAAGTAAAGTAGTCTCCCTCGGAAAAATATTGCATCAATTTCCTACGACACTTCTTCTCTTTATTCTTCTGATTTACCTTTGCCATCTGCTCTGGAGTAGCTTTTTTCTTTTTCTCTCTTTTCGCACCTGGGCTAGGGTATCTATAGGTGTGCATCTCCTCTACATCTATTCCGTTTTTTGTCCTGTATATTTTCTTTGTATAACTCATATTTCAATATCCTCAGAGCCTATCTTTAATACGTTGTTCAAGTTCCATCCGGGTCTTTTACCCCGGTTTTTCTTGACATTATTGTTTTAAGATAGTACACTTTAGATATCGTTATTTAGTGTGTACCATCTTGGTATTTGCTTAAGAGGAGTCAAATGTTTGGCTCCTCTTTTTCATACAATCACATAATTCTGTTTAATCACTTTGCTTCTTTGCTCTGCATAAACCTCTGCTTCTGCTTCTGTTCCACAGAAGCACTCTAAGCTTCCATCTTGCCAGCGAATAATCTTCACTGGATTTTCTTTATTTTTCTTGGAATACTCCATTCTTTTTCATATCCATCGCGATTAACTCTGCCAAAGCTGCCTTGCGTCTCAGTAGTAGAAACGATGTAGGCTCCTGTTCAAGAGCCGATTCATTTTGGCTGTATTTATAAAGTAGAAAATTAATTATCATCTTCCTCACCTGCCAACTGCTCTAAGTACTTAATGCATTCGTTATAAACTTCGCGCGATGTCTCTGCGACTCTTCCCTTCTCGTATAAATAAAAATCAAACGATTTATCTATATACCGTTTTTCCTTAGAATCTTTGCGCCAAATCCATACGGTAACATTTCCGTTGCTATAAAAGTCACAAGATGCTTCTTTGCCAGTGTTTTTTAATGCCACAATTTTGAGAAGAATATATTCAACATCTTCTTCATCCAGCGATACGGATTCCTCCGGTTCGTTCGTCGGTCCAAAGAGTTCTCGCATATCCCGGGTAAATTTCTCTTCCGATTCAAAAATCGGACGTTCTTTTGCATTCATAACCGTGTCAAATGATTCCTTCATCAGCCCGCGCAACTCTGGATATCTTTCCTTCAGCTCCCATGTAAGTGCCGTGAGCTCACTCAGATGATCCATGTCGTTTCCGGCTACTTCGATGATATTTTTCTTTAAATTTGCTTTAATCATGTGGTTTCTCCTTTTCTTTTTCATCTTAATGAGTTATAATTCAACTGAGTTATTATCTATGTGCCCAATCGGGAGTTGCCGCTCCCGCAGGCACATTTTTTCATATTCCTTGGTTTTGTCTGTAAACAGCCTTCATAAATGTTGCGGCTGCCTGCTTAAACGCTTCCATTCTCCGTTGTCTTTCTTCCTCCGGAATATCAGGCCTGTGAATACGAATAACACAATTTTCACGTTCCAAAGTGATTACTTCTTTTTCCATTCAATTGCTCCTCATTTATGTTCATATTCATGTTTATGTACAACAGCTTGTCTGTCTTCTATTTTTATTGGTTCTTGATTAATTATCTCCCTCCTATCCTGCTTTCTCGGACCTTCCCATATAGGCTAATTTCTCATCTTTTCACCCAAATATTTATTGACATTTTTTTACATTTCCTCTATTATATTATTACGGGATACTTACATACCCGAATACATAAGAAAGGAGATGCAACTATGAAATCATTTGAGGAATTTTGGACTTCTCTTACCGAAGAGGATTTTGCTAATTTTGCTGACATTGCTAATGAAAGAGCTAATTCCGTTGAAACTGAGAATATGATTCCTAATACCATTCTCGGAACTAAAATCAATATCCAAAACACCATGATGACAATGCAGATTCTTAAGCGTTATCATGAATGGATTTCTGAACAGCTTGATAAATAGCTTTCCCATCAATTTTAGAATCTGGCTTCAAATTATCTTCGATGATTTGAAGCTTTTCTCTTATCTCCTTAAGTTCCTCATGTATACCAATAAGTTGTGATAATATCTTTCCCAAGTTAATTTTCCCTCCTATCCTACTTTCTCATTATCCCGAATCCGAGATTTAGCATTGCTTTCAATTTTTCTAAGTGTCTGAAAAGCAATAGCATTATTCAGCAAAATGAGCCGGTCTACTTTGGGCAGTGATAAAAAAATTTCTGAAATTTCTGTGATTTCTTTTTTCATCTCATCGTTTAAAGGTTTCATAGCTTTCTACTCCTTTCATCGTTCTGTTTCAAGTACATATTAATACTTAATTCAGAATTTGTCAATACTCTTTTGTTCTGTTTTCAGAACTTTTTCTATTGACTTTGCATTTTACTTTTGTTATCATCAATTTGGGAGGTGCAAGCGATGGAACCTATCAATAATCGGATGCGTGAACTCAGAAAAGCTTTAGGAATGAGTCAATTAGAATTCGGGGAAATATTGCACATTTCTAAATCTGGCGTTTGCGATTTAGAAGCGGGCCGCAGGAAGGTACAGGACTCTCATATTGTTATGCTAAAAGACTGGAAAAAAAACGGATTTGTTATCAATGAGGAATGGATTCGCACTGGAAAAGGTGATATGTTTGATAAATTATCTCTTGATAAAATATTGAGTGACATATCTTTTGGAAACGATGAATTTATAAAAGATTTCATTGAGGTTTATGCCGAATTAGATGCCTCTAGTAGAAAAGCATTACAAGAGATTGCGTACAAAATGGCGGAAAGAATAATATCCAAAAAAGAGAAGGGGGATTAATCCTCCTTCTCTTTTTTGGCAAGTCTATATGGTATTTCTATGTAATCCTCTATTTTCTTTAAAAATATCAAATTATCAATACTATATATCATTTCTGTTATTCTTTTTTGATGTGTCAATATCTCTGAATCTTTCTTTGTTTTATCCATGCTTTTACTCCTTTCACATTCTTCCGCTAATATGGTTCATTTTTCGATACATTATATGATTATTTTATCATACTTTATCAAGGATATGTAGTAGTGTCCGTATACACGGACACTTTTTTACTTATATGGTGATTCATATAAATCCGATATTGTCATTTCCAATTTCTCAGCAATTATTTCTAATACATCCAATCGGGGACTTATTTTTCCTGTAGCAATATCATTTAAAGTTGAATGACTAATTCCTGTTAATTTTTCTAAGCCTCGAAAAGATATTTTTTTCTCTTGCATGGCTTCTGTTAAAAGCACCCTCATTACCATTCTCCTTTCTATTAATGAGGTTTAGTTTTTGCTCTTTTTCAGAATTCTATACAACTAAGAACATTCATTCGTTTTCTTGCTACAATTATACCGCTCGAACATTTGTACGTCAATTAGTAACTTTTCCCTGATATTAATAGTATGACAGATTCGATAAATTAACATTTTCCTCCTTTCGAAATCAGTGTACTAAATTTAAAATCAAAAGAATTTTTGTAAGAAAAAAATAATACACAATTAAATTCACAAATGAATTGCCAGTTCGTTTGCGCCCATTCAATATGTATAAATTTTTCGTTTTGTCGGCATTTTTTGCAAAAAAATTTATTTTCATGCATTTTCACAAAATCACTTATAAAATCTTTTGATTCTTATATACGTTTCACATATTTTGTTGTATAATTATGCTTGTAACTATTAATTTCCATTAAAGTATAAAAATTTTAATTCATGTAACTACAAAGGAGAGGAAACTTATGGAATTTATTATCGGCTTAATAGCTATAGCAATCGTTATGTATGCTATCTATTATTTACTAAGTGTAATTTGGCCATTTCTTTTACTTATCGTAATCGCTATTATTGGCTGGAAAATTTATGAATCTTTTTATTATAAAAGTGCAAAATTCATAGAAATAAAAGAACGTATAAATACTTACATTACTGATTGCAACGAATTAAATGAGCATATCGAAGATTTAAAAAATACAGATTTGATATCTAATAAGTTGGACTACGGAAATGCATCCTATCAAGATTCCAGTTCTTGGAATTATAAAAGAAAGCATTTAAAAGAGCAGAAATACGCTCCAAACGTACACCATTGCTCTCGCAGCGTGTGTAGTAATGCTCAAAAGAAGCCTTTTGAATATGTTTGCAAATATTTCGGTATTAAGGCAACTGAAGAGGAGCTTTCATATTTTGAAAACATCTTAAATAATTTTGAGGCTGCTGAAGAAGGTAAGCATCATTTACAAGAAGAAAAGAAAAAAATTCTTGAGAGCATAAAAAACGATATTCCAACTTTCATCAGAAAATTTAGCAAGAAGAAATTAGAGAAAAAATTGGGATTTGAACAAATAGATATGAGTACCGCATATTTCCCAAAATATGTGTTTGAATAT